ACAGTATGATTTCTGCTGCACTTAATTATTATGAACAAATGATGCTTAAATCTCGATTCACTTTCAAGAGTCACGCTTTAGCTACAGAAGAACAGAAACAGTACGCTGAGTTTATGGAAGAGTGTATTAATGATATGGAACATTCTTGGCAAGATTTTATCCAAGAAGTGAGTAGTATGAATACTTATGGTTTCTGTGTTAATGAGATCGTACTTCGTAAGAGATTAAAGAGTAAGGGTAGTAAGTACAACGATGGTAAAATCGGTATCCATAAACTACCAATCCGTTCTCAAGATAGCATTGCTAAATGGGTATATGATGAAGAACAGAACCTTATAGGTGTTACACAATCTGTAGCTAAAACAGGTAAGCGTGGACAAGTGTTGTTATCACAAAAAGGTGATGATGTCACTATTCCTAGACAAAAGTTCCTACTATTCCGCTTAGGTAAAAAGAAAGACTCTCCTCTAGGTGAATCACCTTTACGTGGTTGTTATTACTCTTGGAAATATAAGACTGCTGTAGAGGACTTGGAAAATATAGGCATGAGCCGTGATCTTTCGGGGATTCCTATTGCTAAAGTACCACCTCAGATTATGTCTCCTGATGCTTCACCTGAATTACAACAACAGTACGAACAAATTAAGAATATTGTAAGAAACATTCATAACAACAATCAGGCAGGTGTTGTTTGGCCGTTAGCTTATGACGAAAACAGTAAACAACCTATGTACGAGTTTAGTCTGTTAAAGAATGATGGTGGTAAATCTTACGATACTAAATCTATTAAAGAGTATTACTGTAATGCAATCTTAACAGCCCTTAGTGCTGATGTTTTGTTGTTAGGACAATCTAGTACAGGTAGTTATGCTTTAGGTAATATGAAAGGGACAATGACTGCTATCGCTATTGAGTATAAACTTAAAGAGATTTGTAACGTCATTAACCAACATTTAATCCCTTTAATTGCTAAGTATAATGATTGGGATTTAACTAGATTACCTTGTATTGTTGCAGAGGATTTAGAAGCTGCATCTTTAGAGGAAGTATCGAAATTCATTCAAAGAACAGGTGCTGTTGGTTTCTTACCACGTACTCCTGAAGTTGTTAATAAGGTGTTAGATACTCTTGGTTTAGAACCTATTAAAGAGAACACAGATTTAGATGATATTCTAACTTCTAGTGTTTCAAGAAGCGGTGATGGTATGTCTGAGGGTTTAAATGACGGTGTTGGAACTTCTACAAAAGAAGATGATAACTCATCTGTAAACCTAGATAATAACGCATAACAGAGTGTAACCTAAGTTTAATTACAATACGACAATATAACTAAAAGTTATTAATTAATAAAATTAGATAAAAAATAGTTGATATTGATAAAATGTCGTGATATACTTAGGTTATACCCAAATACGAATAAGAATAAAAGGGTGATAATTTGAAAACAACAGAACAGCAATACGTTCAAGTCGCAAAATCTGTAAATGAAGAATTAAAACAAGCAACATTTCTAGTCCTATCCCCAGAGGAAACCGACTTACATGGAGATATTTACTCAGAAGATGAAGTCAGAAAAGCTTGTCACAATTTCAACCAACATTCTATGGCAGCAAACCTGTTGCACTTAGTTGATACAGACACATTCAGTATTGTAGAAAGTTACATCGCTCCTGTTGATATGGTACTAAATGATAAAGTGATTAAATCAGGTAGTTGGATGTGTACGATTCAAGTACATTCAGATGAAGTGTGGAATGATATTAAGAGTGGTAATCTTACAGGTGTAAGCATATCAGGCGTTGCTAAAACAGAATATTTAGAGGATTAAAATGACACAACAAAGAAAAGCAAAGAGACGATTGAGTGATTTTGATTTCTCTAAAGAGGGTAGCCACATTGCCTTAGTTCACAAAGATCAAGGCGGTGCAGCAAATGGTTATGAAACTTTGATTATGAAGTCTACTGCTAATTTCTCTCAAGAGTTTATTCAAAAAGTTCAACGTGTAAAAGTAGAGATGGAGCTTCCTGAGTTCTTGAGTCGCTTTTATGGTATGTGGTATGCCGAAGAAGCTAAAGAGCTTGCTAAACTGTTTGGTTGGGTAGATTACTCAGATGTTGCAGACAAAGTAGAAGACGCTATTGAAGGTGAACGCTCTGTAGAGCTTATTGATAGTAACCCTACCGATTATGTTAAAACAAAGTTACAAGATTTAGATAATCTAGTTAGTGTAGCAAAAGCAAGTACAAAAGATGGTGTGGTTGATACAGCTTTACTAGCTAACGCACTTGCATCATTAACAGAAGAACAATATTTGATGTTACTTGAAGATCAAGCATCTGTTGAGAAAGCATTAAAAAGTGGCGGTAAAAAGCCAAATAAGAAGGTTGTCGATAAAGAACAGCCAATTGTTAAAGAGGCTGATAAAGCCGTTCACAAAGAGGAAAAACAAATGACCGAAAAGGTTGCAGAGCAAGAGGTGGATGTAGTCGCTAAAGCTCAATACGATGAAATTCAAAAAGCATTTAAAGAGCAAGAAGAACAGCTTCAAAAAGCTACAGCTATGCTTGAAGAATTTAAACAAAAAGAAAAAGAACAAATTCAAAAAGCTCGTGAAGCTACTCTTTTAGCTGCTGTTGAAGCTAAAGACACAGCAGAGAAGTTGTTCAAAGCTGTTGGTGAATTAGACCAAGAACATTTTGATATTGTTGTAGAGATTGTTAAATCTTTAGTTCAAAAAGCAACAGATACAGATATGTTCAAAGAAGTTGGTAGCCAACAAGAAGGTGAACAAGTTCATAAATCAACAGTACAAAAAATCCTAGCTCAAAAATACGCTAACTAATTCTGGAGAATAATAAATGCCTCTTATTGCACAAGACAAACAACGTTTTTCTAACGTAGTAAAACACGAATATGAACCAACCTTAGCTTTCTGTCGTGCTGTTGTTACAGCAAACGAAGCTGCTGCTACCGATTATGCTGTTGGTACAGTTCTTGGTAAAATTACCGCTTCTGGTAAATATGTAGTAGCTAAAGAAACTGCTGTAGATGGTAGTAAAGTTCCTGCTGCTGTTGTATTAGAAGATAAATCAATTGCTGCTGCAACAGATACTAAAGTATTAGTTGCTGTTCGTGGGCCTATGATCTTATCTAAAGCTGGTATTGCACTAGATGCTACCTACAATACTGATGCTAAGAAAGCTACTGCTCTCGCTGCTCTTGAAGCTCTCGGCATCCTAGTAAACGATGCAGTTTAATAAGAATAATAATAATCTTGGAGAAATAAAATAAATGGCTATTACTCGTAGTTTTACCGCACCTTTTGAAATGACCGATTTGACAGAAGAGCTTCTGTTAATTCCTAATACTTATGGTCTTGTTAATCAACTTGGCATTTTCCGTGACGAGTCTGTAACTCAACACGCTGTAACTGTAGAATCATCTGCTTCTACTCTTGCTTTGATTTCGGATAAAGTTCGTGGTGAACGTAACAACGTAAATAAAGATCGTACTCGCAACTTACGTTCTTTCCCAATTCCTCACTTCCCTCTTGACGATTACTTAGCTCCTGAAGATATTCAAGGTAAACGTGCTTATGGTAGTGACAATGCTGAAACTCAAGCTGCTGTTATGGCACGTAAGTTAGAAGATATTGCTTCTAAACACGCTGTAACTTTAGAAGCTGCTCGTATGCACGCTATTACTCAAGGTGCTATCTATGCTCCTAATGGTTCTGTAGTTGGTAACTATTACACTGATTTCGGTGTTACTCGTAAAGAGATTCCATTTGATCTTTCTAATGCTGCTACTGACGTTATCGCTAAAGTACGTGAAGTTACAGATCATATTCAAGAAAACATCCTTGATGGTGAAATCGTTGACAGTTATGTAGCTCTTTGTTCACCTGAGTTCTTCGATGCTCTTGTTCAACAAGCTGGTGTTAAAGAAGCATACAAGTTCTACCAATCAACTCAAGAACCACTTCGTAACGGTTTACGTGATGGTCGTTATGCTAAGTTTGAACA